CAAAGCTAAATCAGAAAAAAAACCATTTGTCACATACGAAGAAGAAATGGAAGAAGGTGAAATGACAGAAAAAGCGGTTTCTAAACAACAACAAAAAATAATGGGTTTAGCATTATCAGTTAAAAGAGGGGATACACCTAAATCTAAAGTTACAAAAAAAGTTAAAGACATGGCAAAAAAAATGTCTGAAAAAGATTTAGAAGATTTTGCATCAACAAAACATAAAGGACTTCCAAAAACTAAAGAAACAGAATCAAAAGAAGAAGTTAAAAAGTTGGAAGAAAGTATTCTTAACATTTTGGAAAAACATTTACCACCACATACAACAAAAGGTGAATTAATCAATATGATTAAAAGAAAAATCTAAATGAATGGCGTTATCGAAAGAACAAGCACTATTAGAATATGCAAAATGTGTCAAGGACACTCCCTACGCCCTTAAAACATATTTGCAAACTTACGATAACACACAATCAAAATATGTTCCATTAGAACTGTTTAATGACCAAGTAACACTTGTAAAAGATTACGATGAGTGTGAGGAAAATATTGCACTTAAGTATCGACAAGCTGGTGTGTCAACGGTAACATCGGCATGGGCTTCAAAAAGACTTGTTTTTGCAAGAAAAGAAAAACCTGAAAAAATTCTTATAATTGCTAACAAATTGGACACCGCAGTCGAAATGGCAAACAAAGTTCGTGCATTTGTTGATCAATGGCCAAAATGGATGGGAGTAACGTTTTCAAATGAAAAAAATTCACAAAGACACTTTAAATTAACTAATGGATGTGAAGTAAAGGCGGTTGCAACATCAAAAGATGCTTTACGTGGTTATACGCCAACAATACTAATATTTGACGAAGCGGCATATATTGATGCCGATGAAGATTTTTGGTCTGCGTGTATGGCATCCCTATCTACAGGGGGTAAAGTTATTGTGATTTCAACACCAAATGGGTTCGATCCAATCTATTATTCTATATACAGTCAAGCAATAAAAGGAATGAATGACTTTAGAATAACAGAAATGTATTGGTATCGGGATCCACGATATTCTAAAGATTTAAAACTTATAAAATGTGATGACATTGTTCATTATATGTTAAATAGAAGTGATTACAATGATAATGAAATCACATTAGACTATAGTCAAATAAAAGTTAGTAATAGAGATTTTCCTGAAATTAAAGAAAAGGTTGAAAATGGTTACAAACCATATAGTTCATGGTTTGAAGCTATGGCTAAAAAACTTAAATTTGACAAAAGAAAAATTTCACAGGAATTAGAATGTAACTTTTTAGGTTCAGGGGATAACGTTATCCCACCTGAAACTATGAAAAAAATAAAAGAAACTCACATTAGAGAACCTGAAAATAAGTTTATGGGTGGTGCACTTTGGCAATGGAAAGAACCTGTTGCAGGACACCGTTATATTATGGGGGTTGATGTATCAAGAGGAGATAGTGAAGATTTTAGTACAATATCAGTTATTGATTTTGATAACAGGGAACAAGTATTAGAATACATGGGGAAAATTCCACCTGATGTACTTGCAGAAATTGCATATAAATGGGGAACTATGTATAATGCCTTCATTGTAACGGATATAACAGGGGGTATGGGTGTTTCTACATCAAGAAAACTACAAGAACTGGGATACAGAAATTTATATGTCGATGGGGTAAACCCTGCAGATAAATGGAAGTGGAATCCAAAGGCTCAAGATAAAATACCGGGGATTAACTTTAATGCAAAAAGAGTTTTAATTATACAAGCATTTGAAGAAGCGTTAAGATATGACTTTTCTTTAAAATCACAAAGATTGTTTAATGAATTGAACACATTTGTGTATGTGAATGGTAGACCTGACCATCAAAAAGGGCAACACGATGACTTGATAATGTCTTTTGCGATGGCAATATATGTTGCTGAAACATCTTTTGCACAATTGGAAAAGGCAACAGAACAAACAAAGGCGATGATTGAATCTTGGCAAGTTGAATCAAAGGTTCATGCCGATCCAACAAGAAGTTTTAATCCTGGAATACCTGTCGATGTTTATGGTATGAACAATTTCCCTAAAAGTGGACCGACTAAAAGTGACTATGAAAACTATTTATGGTTATTCGGGAAAGGAAGGGTTTAGTTTATAGGTAAACCTATTTAATTTTTTAAAAAAGAAAATAATGGCACAAGAAAAATATACAATATGGCAAAGGTTGAGTAAGACATTCGGTCCAAGTGCAACACTTGATCAACAATCACCCGTATTTAAGTTCGATAAAAAGGAACTATTAAAAACAACAGATAAACAAGAATATGAAGTTGAAAAACTTCAAGCACAACAAACAGTTTATTTGGGTAAACAATGGCAAAAGGTTGAATCTAACCTTTACCAACAAGCGGTTTATTATGAACCAACAAGAATGGCTTCATATTATGACTATGAATCAATGGAATATACACCTGAAATATCTGCTGCTCTTGATGTCTATGCTGAAGAATCTACAACACCTGATAAAGATGGTGATATTTTAAAAGTTTATTCTGAATCAAAAAGAATTAAATCCGTTTTGACTGATTTATTTGTCACAAGAATGGATATTAATACAAATCTTCCAATGTGGACAAGAAACACTTGTAAATTTGGCGATAATTTTATTTATTTAAAATTGGATCCAGAAAAAGGTGTTGTGGGATGTCAACAATTACCAAATATCCAAATTGAAAGATTGGAAAAAGGAATGCGGTTTCAACCTGATAAGTATTCACAAGAAATGGAAAACGATGCATTGAAGTTTGTATGGAAAGAAAAAAACATGGAATTCAATCTTTGGGAAGTAGGACATTTTAGGATATTAGGTGATGACCGAAAACTTCCTTACGGAACATCAATGTTAGAAAAAGCAAGAAGAATTTGGAAACAATTATTACTTTCTGAAGACGCCATGTTAATATATAGGGTGTCAAGAGCACCTGAAAGAAGGGTGTTTAAGGTATTTGTTGGGAACATGGACGATAAGGATGTGGATCCATACGTACAAAGAGTTGCAAACAAATTTAAACGAGATCAGATTGCTGATCCTAAAACAGGTAATGTTGATATGAGGTACAATCAGTTGGCGGTTGATCAAGACTTCTTTATTCCTGTAAGAGACCCAGCACAAACAAACCCAATTGAAACTCTTCCTGGTGGTACAAACTTGGCTGAAATTGCAGATATTGAATATATTCAAAAGAAATTGGTTACGGCACTTCGTGTACCAAAAGCTTATTTAGGGTTTGAAGAGGCTGTGGGTGACGGAAAAAACTTATCATTACTTGATATTAGATTTGCAAGAACAATCAATAGAATTCAAAAATCAATGTTAGCCGAATTAAATAAGATTGCTATTATACACTTATTTTTATTAGGATTTGAAGATGAATTAACTAATTTTAGTCTTGGACTTCACAACCCATCCAAACAAGCAGATTTACTTGGTGTGGAAGTATGGAAAGAAAAAATTACATTATATAAAGATGCGGTTACACCAATTGCTGATACTGTTGCTCCTGTTTCCGCCTCTTGGGCGAAGAAACATATACTTGGATTTAGTGATGAAGAAATCAGACTTGACTTACAACAACAGAGGGTTGAAAGAGCGGTATCCGCCGAACTTGGTAAAACGGCTGAAGTTATTACAAAAACAGGTTTGTTTGATAATATTGACAATTTATATGGTAAAAAGGATTCTGAACCGGCAGGAGCACCAGCAGAAGGTGGTGATGAAGGTGGAGGAATGCCACCTGAGCCAGGAGGTGGGGCACCACCACCAAGTGAACCTCCATCGGGTGGTGAACCTGGTTTAGCCCCTGAAAGATTTGTCAGAGATGGGTTAGATTTAATACTTGAAGAAACGTTATTTTATGGGAATGACACATTAGATTTGTCCAAAGGAAAAAATTCTCTTGTAGAAATAAATGAAAAACTTAACGATTTAATCAACAAGTAAATATTTATTGTAAAAACAATATGAATACTTTCGGAAATATTAAATCAAAAATAGAAAAAGCATCAATCGAATTGTATGGGAAACCTCAATTCAAAATGTTTATGAATCAATTCAAATCTGTTGTTTTAGAAAGCAAAGATTTATCTGAATTGTATTTCATTTACGATGATTTATCTACAAATAAAAACATACCAAACGACATTGCTGACGATTATATCAATGAATCAATTGAATATGCTCAAATATTAATTGAAAACAATGATGAAGAAATCGGTATGGTAAATTATTGGATTAACAATATTGTAAAAAAAGATTTGAGCAACTATAATGATATTGATACTATGATTTACAACAATAGTATTAAAAATTTAGAAACTGTTTTAGAATCTAAAAAAAATATCAAAAAAGTTATTACCGAAAGTAAAAAAGAAAAAGAAATTGAAAAAATAAATGTTCCAATTAGTTCAATGGTTAAGATTGCAAATTCAACATTAACTAATCGTTTTTCTAATTTAAGTGAACAAGAAAGAAAAGAATTAAATTCAATCGTAAAATTATCGACTACAGAAATCAAAAAAGAAATGGACAACTTGAAAGAACAAGCAATTTCAAAATTAAAAATGAGTTTGAATGAGTCCAAAGATACTGAACTTACAAAGGCAGTTAATGATACAATACAAAAAATAAAAGAGTCGAAATACGATTATTATAATTTATATAAATTAAAAAATTTAAATGCGGGATTATGAAAAATTTTATTGTAAAACTATTAAGTGATGAATCAGGTAGTATTTCATCAAAAAGATTATCAGGATTAATTTGTGTATTATTTTTAAATGTTACACTTCTTGCTAATTCATTTTCACATGGTGAAATTGCACCATCGGATATGCTAGTTGAAACTGTTGGGTTACTGGCGTTTGGTACATTAGGATTAACTTCTACTGAAAGAATTTTTGGAAAAAGAAATTCAAAAAAGGGAGAATAATTAGTTCTTGTTTTTTTGAATATGTATAGCCTTATTTTTCTGTGAACGTTTTTTCACTGAAGGTTTCACATATTCTTGCCTATCTCTTAAAATTTCGTTTTGCTTTGTTTTGTAAACCTTAAATTTATAGGTTTTCAAAGCACTTTCAATGGAGTTTGAATTCTTTACTTCTACTATAATCATATTTTTTGTCGTTATTGATATAAATATAAGGGATTTTTTTAAATTTTGACATATCCTTAATAATTTTTTATATTTAACTAAAACAATAAACGATTAAGTTATGAAAAATGAAAAAAGGAAAAACGTCAAAATTAAACATTTTTGATGATGCAAAGTGTTATTACGGCACAGTCGATTCCAAAGAATTCAAATCTTTATACATAGTTATACAGACATGGATTGAACCAAATGATGATTACACAAATTGGACAAAAATTACAGGACAAATAAAAAGACAAATATTACACAACCTGTTAGAAGTAGTCGAAAAAAACACCTTTGAAAGAAAACAAATAGTAGATTTAGATTTAAGAACAAGTGGGATACAAAAGAACAAGAAAAGTTTTTTAAACTTAGAAATAACCCTTTTTGTACATAACAGAGATTATGATTTCAAATCCCTTATTTTAAGAAACAAAATTAAAAAAATTGCACAATCGGTATACTTCGATGAATTAAAAAATTCCAAATACTTCACCTTAAGTAAGACAAAAATTAAAGAATTCAGTATGATATAATATTTATACTTAAAAAGTATTATGAAAATATTAGGACCTAATGATATTGGTAAAGGAATTTTAATTGAACACGACGCAGGATTAATCAGTTTAAATGACGTAAGAAATAATAAAACAATAAATGAATCCTACGGACAATTAGATCATTCTAAACCATTTGTATTTTATGCGACACTTCAAAAATACGGAGTTCCAAATAGGAATGGTAGAATATATCCTGAAAAGATTTTAAAAAGGGAAGCCGACAAATATAAAGAGATGATTAATAGAGGTATGTCAATATCTGAACTTAATCACCCTGAATCTTCCCTTATTGATTTAGATAGAGTTGCACACATTATTACGGACGTATGGTGGGAAGATAATGTACTAATGGGTAAAATTAAATTACTTACAACACCAGGATTCCACGAAAGAGGTATTGTATCTTCAAAAGGTGATATTGCAGCAAACATGATGAGACAAGGGGTTACTATGGGTGTGTCTTCTCGTGGTGTTGGTTCGTTGGTTAAGAAAGGTGAACAAAACGAAGTGCAAGATGATTTTGAACTTATTTGTTTTGACTTAGTGTCGTCTCCTTCTACACCAGGGGCATATCTATATTTAAATAAAGAAGATAGATCAAAATACGAAGAAAAATTATCAGAAAATCAAAACCACGATTCAAATCCATTACAAGGTTCTGTTGACTTAATGAAAAGATTATCCGATTATTTGGGTAAATAAAAAATTTATGGAACAAGGAGAAAAATATTTTGTAGCAAAAATCACATCTGATTTATTAGATACTGAATCAGGAAAAGTAAAAAAGATGAAAGAAGAAAAATTGGTGTTAGGTTATTCGCCAACTGACGTTGAAGCCAAAGTTACTAAAGTTTATGAAAACTACACAATGGATTGGAGAATCACTTCAATTACAGAAAGTAAAATTGATGAGGTAATTGAATAATCAATTAATTTTTTAAGGGTTAAAAGGACACGTAATGTGTCCTTTTTTTGTTTTATTAAACTTTTTTTTGTCTGACATTATTCAAAATTAAACTTTTTTTAAGTTGCTATATATTTATTTGGTAAATAAACGCATAATGTATTGCATTTAAAAATGGGAATAAATGAAAATAAATCGGTAGTTGAAGAGGCTTTATTACAAATAAAGAACCTTGAAGAAGCTATCAATGAAAACGCAAAAGGAATACTTGCTTCAACAATGAAGGAAGAAATCAGTGAATTAGTAAAAGAATCATTAGGTGGTTACAAAAAAAATCTACGGGAACAAGACGCTCCTGAAGAACCAGAAGGTGATGAAGTTGATGTCGACTTAGAAGACGAGACAGAAGTTGAACCTGAAGGTGAGGAAATCGACTTTTCTGCGGTAGAAAAATTTAATGAACCGCAAGGTGATGAAGAAGTAGGCGATTTTTCCGACCTAGAAGAACCTATGATGGGTGATAATGAAATGGATTATGAAATGCCACCACTTGATATGACATCGGCTTCCCCTGAAGAAATTTTGAAAGTATTCAAAGCGATGGGTGATGAAGATGGAATCATTGTTAAAAAAGACGATGATTATATCCATTTGTCAGATAATCAAAAGGATGTTGAATATCTTATAAGTGTTGGTGATGAAGAATCCGAAGAAACAGAAGAAACTCAAATGGCAGAAAATGTGATATATGAGTTAGAAGTTGAAGATTCTGAATACAACGAAATGTTTACCGATTTGGAAGAGACATACGAAGAAGAAGAATTTGAAGGTATATATATGGACGAAGAAGAAGAACAAGATGAAGTTGTCTACGAAATTGACGAAGATGATTTAGAATCTGTTATGGAAGCGTTCAAAGCTGTCGGACTTGGTTTCGGAAAACCAATGAAAACTTTTTCTAAAATGGAAGTAAACGACAAAGGATTTAAAGATGACAAAAAACAAGGTGAAAATCTGAAAAGAAAAGGTCCGAAGTTTAAATATCCAAAAATCAAACATGGTGTTACTGAAATGGAAGAAAAAGAAATGGATGAAGAAGAATACAACGAAGGAATGGATTACCATGAAGAAGAAGCAGAAACAAAAGAAGCTGCTAGAACTTATGGTAAGGGTTCTAAACGAGGTAGAGGACTAAGAAAAGGAATCACTCCAAACAGAAATTTAGTTTACGGCGAAAACGGAGTACAAAGAGAATCAGTGAAAAATGAAATCAATGTTTTAAGAGAAAAAAATGAAGAGTACAAAAAGGCTCTTGATTTCTTCAGAAACAAATTGAATGAAGTTGCTGTATTTAATTCCAATTTGGCATACTCGACAAGATTGTTCACAGAACATTCAACTACTAAACAAGAAAAGATTAACATTCTTAGAAGATTTGACGAAGTTGATACTTTGAAAGAATCAAAATCTTTGTACAAAACAATTAAAACAGAATTAGATGGAAAAGGTTCATCTAATACAATAAAAGAATCAATCGAAAGACGAGTTGTTAAAACACCATCTAATGGTTCATCAACAAATCTAATCGAAAGTAAAACGTATGAAAATCCACAATTTTTAAGAATGAAGGATTTGATGACAAAAATAAAATAAACAAATAAATAAACTCAAATTAAAAAAATAAAAATGGGAGCATTATTAGAATCAGGTCTTGTTGGTAACATCGGTCTTAAGCACCTTAAAGTTATCAAAGAAGATACAATTAACAAATGGGATAAATTAGGATTCCTAGACGGTCTTAAAGGACACGTTAAAGAGAACATGGCACAATTATATGAAAACCAAGCGTCTCACCTTATTAACGAAGCTGCGTCAACTGATAGTTCAGGTTCTTTCGAAACTGTAGTTTTCCCTATCGTTCGTCGTGTATTCTCTAAATTGTTGGCTAACGACATCGTTTCTGTACAAGCAATGAACTTACCTATCGGTAAATTGTTCTACTTCGTACCTAAAATCCAAGGTTACACAACTGCAAATCCTACAACTAGTGCAATTCACAACCAACCAATCGGAGCACCAGGTTCAAATGCGACAACAAACACAGGATATAACGACGGAACACAATACGCAAAAAATCTTTACGATTTGTTCTACGAAGGTGCTGAAGCAGGACTTGATCCTCCAGGACTTTTTGATTATTCAAAAGGAAGATGGACGGCTGTTACTTCTACTACTACTACAGTTTCTTGGAGTAATGGTTCATTGGTTCCAAATGAAACTGACTACGAAACAACAGGAGTAAGAAAAGTTATCATCAAAATGTGTGGTTTCTACGATGCTGGTGTTGGTAAACTTATGGGTCCTGATGGTTCTGAAATCGACAGTGAAGCATTCCTTTCTGATTTAACAATCACTAAAGGTGCTGGTTTAGGTGTTGACGCAAGTTCACCTTGTACTGTTGGTACTGGAGCGTTATTGTTTAGAGTTGTTACTCAACAATACGGTAAAGGAATCGTTAGTCCTACTTACACACAAACTTCTACTACATTCCCTAACGGAAATGGTGGTTCTTACGATAACATTTGTGATCAAGATGGTTGTATCTTCCTTGAAGTTGATCTTTCTTGTCCTGTATGTGCTGATTGTAACGCAACTTCACTTGATGGTTACACAGGAGCTACCCTTTCAGCTGTAACTTCAGGAACTGCGTTTTCTGCTACTTATAGAAGATATGCTGAACTTGAATTCGAAGATGCTATCGGTGAAGTTTCTTTTGACCTTGAGTCAGTTACTGTATCTGTTACAGAAAGAAAACTAAGAGCACAATGGTCTCCTGAATTGGCACAAGACGTTTCTGCATTCCACAACATCGATGCTGAAGCTGAATTAACAGCTTTATTGTCTGAACAAGTTGCAGCAGAAATCGACCGTGAAATTTTACGTGACTTACGTAAAGGAGCAGCATGGAACCTACGTTGGGATTACAACGGATGGAGAAGAATTTCTCAAACAACATCTTACACTCAGAAAGACTGGAACCAAACTTTGATTACAGCAATCAACCAATTGTCAGCACAAATCCACAAATCTACATTGAGAGGTGGTGCTAACTGGATTGTTGTTTCTTCTGAAGTTTCAGCAATCTTTGATGATTTAGAATACTTCCACGTATCTAACGCATCTCCTGAACAAGATCAGTATAACATGGGTATTGAAAGAGTTGGTACTCTTGCAGGACGTTACCAAGTATACCGTGATCCTTACTTCCCACCAAACCAAGTTTTGATTGGACACAAAGGAACATCGTTACTTGAC